TGTTTTATTTAGAAGAACAATCAATAGATAATCCATGGCTAGACATTAAGGCTGATGCTGACCATTTGTTGACTCATTCTGATACTAATCATTTCAAACCTGACATGGAATGGGAATATGAATATGTTGTTGATAGAATGAATAATATGCGAGCCTTTATAAAGGGCCCGGTAGAATTTAAAAAGATTGAAGAAAAAAAAAAGAATCTCATGGAGATAATTATTAAACTGTTAAGATTATTAATAGCTAAAAAGAATATCTAATTCGTTTTTAGCAAAGGTGTTGTTTATTTTGGAAGTTTAATTATTTAATAATAATTATCTGTGTTTAGTCATTATAAGTAACACCCTTGCTGGTAATGAATCGACCCATTACCAGCCGGCAGCTACATGCCGATGTCATAAGAGTTTCATGTATTTATATTGTTTATTATAGTTGGTGCTGTGATAGATGTTAGCCGGTCCATATGTGGCCGGTTCTATTGATATTATTAGTTTAGTATTTATAGAACTGTTCAGATATACAGAAGCTTGATATAATGAAGAAAACAAGTTAATAATGAAAAAAACAATCGTATTGAACCTAACTGCAATGACTGTAGATATTAACGGTAATTTTTACACTCATTATTCTCTAAAGAGAAAACCATTGAAAGATGACCTCGAAAGAATGATTCTTGATTTTCTTAACACTTACACGCCAGAAAGAAGTTTAGAATTATTTGAAGATACTAAGCAACTCGTCTGGTCTGACTTAGAAAAAGGAGACGACCACTCACTACCTCTGGTTACATAATGGAAAGAAAATCCAAGTATGGAAAATGTCCTAAATGTAAACAGAACAAAATGAGAACAAATCATCACATCTTTCCTAAATGCTTTTATGGCAAATCGGGTCCAACAGAACTTATCTGCCGAGATTGCCATGATAGACTGGAGATATTTCTCCAAAAACGTGAAGGTAGAGACCTTTCTGGCAACAGAAATAAACTACCTACCCATCATTATATTCTTCTTTATTATAAATATATAGAACAATGAAATACATTATTGCTGCTCTCCTTGTCATAGGGATAAGAGCTTTCTACATCAAAAGTAGAGACAACAAAATTTAAAACATTACACCAAAGGGCTGCTACCCCAAGGACTGTGTGTACAAGGGAGAGTTGTGACGCTCCCTTTTTTTTATATACTTTATATTTAAAGTGTTATATAATGTTTTTATATATGGATATTATTACTGATGCGCTAAAAACTAATAATCCTGAAGATTTAAAATCTCTCTTTTCATTTAATGATGAGCCAAACAAAATCATCATTTTTAAATTTAATTTATGGGCCAGACATTTTTTTGGTAAATATTTTGTGTACGATGATGCGCCATTTCATAATCACATAGATAATAATAATCTAAATGCTTACAGAGGATTCATTGATTCTTTTTTGGATATTGGTTTTCGTGGTGCAGCAAAGACAGCCCGGACTAAATTGTTTATGGCTTTTTGTATTGCTAATGACCAGAAACATTTCAGAAAACATATTAAGGTGTTAGCTGAAGATATTACAAACTCGAAGCAAGTTGTGACTGATGTATACAATATGCTTATTAATCCTGAAATTGTTCGTGTTTATCCTGAGATATTTCAGAAGACTACATACAAGCGAGAAGAGACGATGGGAACATTCACTACAGCTACTGGTATAAAAATCATTGCTGATACCGTTGGGACCTCTGCTCGTGGGGCTCTTGCTGAGGAATCAAGGCCAGATTTTATTTGGTTCGAAGACTTTGAGAACAGAAAGACATTAAGGTCACCGGTCGTTACTCAAGGAATCTGGGACAACATGGAAGAGGCCAAAAACTCTTTATCTGTTACCGGTTCATCATTATACAACTGCAACTATGTTTCAGAGCGTGGTAATGTCCACAAGTTAGTTATTAAAGCTGATGGTTTACGACATATAAAACTAATTACACCTTTAAAATTTATGGTTGATAGTAAATGGGAATCAAGCTGGAAAGATGCCTTTACAATGGAACGTATTGACTCAATAGAAAGAGGAGCTGATGATTTTCCTGGGGAGTTTATGTGCCAGCCAAGTGCAGGAGCTGATATATTCTTTGATAGAAGCGCATTAAAGAATCAAGAAAAGAAAGAGCCTATAAGAAATATAGCTGACTTTAAAATATTTCATTCTTATGACCCATCACATAGATATGGTATAGGTGCAGATGTTGCCGGTGGAGTTGGATTGGATAGTTCAACCTCGGTGATTATAGATTTTTCATCAATACCAAGTAAAGTAGTTGCTACCTATAATTCCAATACTATAAAACCTAATATTTTTGGAGATGAATTATTTTCGCAAGCTGACAGATTCGGTGCTCCTGTTCTTGCTGTTGAGAATAATAAATTTGATAGTTGTATTGAAAGACTAAGAGCTATGAATTATGACAATATTTATTTTCAAGAAATGAAGGCTACAAAAGTTGGTATTCCTCCAAGAACAAAAACACTAGGTTGGAATACAAACAGAGATACAAAACCTAAAATGTTATTTGTTTTAAGAAAAGCTGTTATTGATGGCCATTTAGAATTATCTGACCCGGAATTGATAAAAGAGCTATGGTCTTATTCAAGAGATGACCTCATGGACGGCGTATCAATAGACCCAAGATTATCAACCAGACACTTTGACTTATTAATAGCTTGCGCTATTGCTTACATGATGAAAGATTTTGCTGATGTATCAGAAGCAAACAAGCCTGCATATAAACAAGCTGAATATGAAAGCCCTTTAAATTATGACTAAATCAAGAGACAATTATTTTAGGTGTAGATTTTGCAAAAGAATCTGGGACCAAAGTGATTTAGATAGAAATTCTAGGAACGGAACTTATATATGTCCTTATGAGTGCAAAGAACCTTTTGAACAACCGCCATATGAAAAACCAAATATATGAAACCATCATTTATCCAAAAAAGATGTCGTAGATGTGAAAAGCTTTACGATATACCAAATATAAGAGAATCAGAAGCTCGTGAAAATATGTTGATGCACTATCCTTGCACTTTTTGTAAATTTGATGACGTTGATAATAAGTCCGGGCGCTGTGTTGAATGTATTATTCCCTTTACAATTACCGATGAACATGCAAAAGGAATGTGCCATAGATGCTATATGATTGAGTGGAGAAAGAAAAATGTCACAAAATAACCTTAATTTGATATTATATATATTATGAAAGAAACTTACATTAACCAGGAAGAAGAAGTTGTTGAGCGTTCAGAGATGGATAAACTTGCAGATGCTGCGGTTATTAAAGCCCGAAGACAACTTGTTGCTAGTACAGACTTTAAAAAGCCACGTCTAGCTAAAATAAAACTCTATTATGATTTGTATAATGGTAAAACACCTAAAAAACTAAGACAGTTATTTAATTCACCAATTCCTATTTTCCCAGGAATGATGGATACTTTAAATGCTCAGTATGATAGTCCTATCGAAGTTGAGTTGGCGGAAGGAGATGCTTCTGATTATTTCAAAGTTAAAAAGGTTGATGCTCTGTTGAAAAAAGAAACAACCAGCACTTCTAAAAATACTAAATGGGATTCTAAGTTTAGAACATCAAGAAAAGATGCTATGTTTACTGGCCGAGGTATTGTCCGGTATAATGCTGAAAGTTTACCTGAGTATAAATCTGTACTAAGAAATGTGATGCTAAAGAATTTTCACTTTCAACCAAAAGGGGGTAGTAATTTAGAAAATCATTTATGGAATGGTGAAGAAGGTATTATTAAAACTAGATATGATTTAGAAAAAGGGGCAAAGAATGGACAATATAATAAAAACCAAGTTGATGCTTTAATTACTATTGCTTCAACAAGTGAATATCTCCCAGAATCTGAAGGTGTTGAAGATATTGAGAAAAAGCTTGAAAGGTTTCAACCTCTTGGACTAGACCCGGATAATAATAATTATGTAGGAGAGTCTGTTTTTCAATTAGTAGAATGGATATTGAATATGAATGGTGTACGATACTATCTTGTGTTTGAACCTTGGACTAATACATGGCTACGTTTCGAACCCTGGAAAGATATAAATAGTTCAAATTTGTATCCTTGGGATTCTTGGGCCACTCATGAAGACGAAGAAAACTTTCTTTCAAAGTCTTATGCAGATGATTTATATCCATCATGTGATTCTATTGTTGCGCTATTTAATCAAGAATTAACAAACAGAGAGAAAAGTAATTTTCACCCTAGAGCATATGATAAAGATATGTTTACTGATGTTAAAAAGCTTGATGAGGCCCAATATAGGCCAGATGCTTTGGTTCCAGTTGATACAAAAGGAGGTTCAAGGAGAATTTCAGAAGGTATCTATGAATTTAAAGTTGGAGAACTTAACGGAACAGTTAACCTGATTGATTGGATTACAAGCTCACTAGGAAGAAATACCGGAGCTAATGATTTAGCTATGGGAGAGGTTCAATCTGTTTCAAAAAAGGCATCAGTTGCTTTTGCAGAACAAAAATCTATTTCAAAAAGATTATCATGGGCCTCCGCATCATTCCAAGATATGGTTGGTTCATTGGTTGGTAAATTTATATGGGGACTTAAAGACCATATGCCAGCAAGTGTTGGTATTCAGTTACTTGGACAAAATGGTTGGGACTGGGACCAGATTACACGCCTTGACCTTGATACAACAAAGGACATTGATATTATTATTCTTTCTACTGATAAACAGTTGATGGAAAATGAGCTTAAATCTACAAAGAGACAAGAAGCTTTGGCTATGATTGGAGCTGACCCGAATTTAACAAACGCTGCAAATCATCAATGGAGACTGGAACAGATTCTTAAAACAGGTGAATTTGATGATATTGATATAGCGGTTGCTATGGATAGTAATACTTTTGCTGATAAAAAATCTCTTGCTCATGCTGCTGAAGCAATTCAGTTTATAGAACAAGGGAAAGAAACTGTTGTCTGGTTCGGAGCAACAATCGCCTTTGTACAATACATTATTGATTATGCTACTGATAAACGGTCTACTCTTGGAGGAAAATTTGAGAAAATGGTTGATTATGCAGAATCTCATTATGAAATTGTTAGAGAGAATATAGAGCGTCAAGTTCAAGAAGAATCAAGACTAAGAGGTCAGGCTGTAGCTACTGAAGAGCAACAAACGCCAACTGCAGGACCTGTTCCGGAACAATCAACTGGAATGTCTGGAGGAATGTCTAGGGCTATGAATATGGCTGAAAACGGTATGCAATAATATGGATAAACAAATAGAACAATTAAAATCTTTATATTTAGAAGGTGATGTTGACTCTGAAACATATCAAGATAATCTCGATAGGATTAATGAGTGGACTTTAAATATAAACAAGAATAACGCATTATTGGAATGGCAAAATACAGACATATCAATGGATATAGTTAAGATACTAAGAGCCGCATACAATGCTAATAAAGAACTGC